ATCAAGGGAATGTTATTCCAATTACAGGAATATCAAAAGCAAACCCAGCGGTTCTCACTACTGCTTCAGAGCATGGTATTCATAGTACTGCTGGTATCATTTTGGCAGTCGATAGTATTGGAGCAGCGGATGCATCCAGAACCGCTGGAACTTATAATGGTGTTACAGGATCAACCACAGGTTCAGGGACCAGTCACACATTCAATATAACCGTTGACGGCACAGGAGCTGCTACAATAGTAATCGCAAACGGTGGTTCAGGTCATGCAGTAAATGATACCATTACGATAGCAGACTCCAGCCTTGGTAGCGGTGGTGCAGCTGCTCTCACATTTGATGTAGCACAGATTTCTGTTGTTGATAATCAAGTTATCATTCATAGTGTTAATACTGATGGAATGGACGAAATGAATAATAGAGACGTGTTCCTTAAACGTATTAATTCAACAAGCTTAGAAGTTTATACTAATTCTGGACTCACAACAGGATTAGATTCAAGCGGTTTTACGACTTATACCGCAGGTGGTACGATTGATCAAGGAGACTATGCAAACGCCAATTCTCATGCCTTTATTGCTGGATTTATAGATAATGATGAAATTGAATTAGCCGAAGTGTATTTTGCAAATGGTGATCCTTCAGGTTCTAATGCGTTTTCAAATATCACTGTTGCAGGTAACTCATACCTATTAGTTGACATGACACAGTATAATGATGACACACAAGCAACTTATGCGGGTACACTTGGTGCGGTAACTGCACAAACCTTAATTAGAACTTCACAATCTGATGACGCATCACTGTTTAATGGTGGAAGAGCTGATCCTACAACAACTGGTACTGGTAACGTAATTACAACACAATTTGACCAGGGAACTGTTGATGATGGATTTAAACCTTATCAGGCTGGGTCTCGTGTATTCCGTCAGTTCCAATTAAAATTTGTCGTAAACAATAAGAATCCTAATCAATTTGACTTTACAATTGATAAAATTCGGTATACAGTAGAAAAAGATACAACTATATTTAACGATACAGTAACATACGCTGGTAATCCAACGACAGTTGATATGAGTAGTGCTGGATTCATTAATAGGCCTGTTATCCAAATTCAACCTTTGAGCACAGCGACTGCTCAAACAGCGGTAGTTACGGCAGCCAGTGCTACGTCAGTATCATTTAAACTATATGATGTAGAAAATAATTTAACAGTTTCAAGTACTAACCCACCCGATGTGATGGTTACGGCGACAGGAGTATAATATTTAATGTCACTAGTTGATTCCAATACCTATATTGAACCCACCGCAGGAACCACTCTTGACAGAGCGCGTGGACAGTTTAACAATACGTTAAGATCTCTTTTAACTAACTTTAGATCAGCAGCACCTATGGCTCCCGCTAACCTCACAGCTTCTGGCGCACCTATCGCTGTACCTGACGGCACACTTTTTCATTTTGCGAATTCAAATGTTAATGCACTGTTGATACAAGATTCAACCTCTGTGCAACAGACTCATTTTACTCAATCATTTACCCGTGTAGGCATTGGCGCTAGACGAGAGGATGGTATTGTTTCTCTAATGTCTAACGTCACTCACTATGAGTTAGGCGAATTAGCCACAACCGCAACAAAGGCTGGCGGTGCTGCTCTGATTTCTAATGCTAGACTTTACTTGAATATGGGTGTAACAGGTACAACTGCTGATTTCATGGATGTTGGTATACCACCAACAAATGGTTCGGTAGTTAACACTATGATAGCCATAAATGGTATTACGCATGATCGTCTTAACTTTACTTTTGACACTGTAACATCATCTCCAAACAATCGTACAAACGCTCATCTAAAACTTGACTCTGCGACCGCCGCTTCAAATGTGTCAATTCTATTTGATTCATTAGACCAGGTTAGTAATGTATCACTAGTTAAACACTCACAAAGTGCTATGACTAATGAATTTTCTGGGAAACCTTGGATGGATGGATTAAGTGTGTTCGCACAGAACGACAAATTTGCTAACTTTGCAGCTCATACCATATCTCAGCTTGCTATAGGTAACGCTGATGCACAGGCAATTGGTAGTCAGTTTGTTGCTCCTCTTGTCCCTGTTGGCACCATAATGCTTTGGCCTACTGGAACAGCCCCAGCAGGTTGGCATGTTTGTGATGGTTCTGAAATTAACAGAGTAAACTATTCACATTTATTTGATCTGATCGGGGAAACCTATGGGTCAGGCGATGGATCATCAACTTTTGCTTTACCAGATCTTACTAATAGAACAGCAGTTGGAGCGGGAGCACAAGCTATTACAACTAAATCAACAGCAGCTCTAGGATCAACGGGAGCACTAACTACCGCGTCAGGTTTTGCAAGCATTGTTGACGCAAAAATTACAGTATCAATTAGTGCTAAAGATGCAGGTGGTACAACAGTCGTAAACGATGTTCAGTCAGCTGGTCATACACATACTATTGATATACCACAACTTAGACTTAATTATATAATAAAAACATAGAGGAAAAAATGGAAGACTATTATCTTAAATTTCATATTGATGAAATGAAACAGCAAAAAGTGTTTGTTCAGTTTAAAGAAATTATACCTGGAGAAAAGACAAGTATGCAGGAAAGAGCTATTCCCTTAGACTTACTAGCGGAAAAAGAACCAAAACTTTTAGAAATGGTAGCGGGAGAAATAATTGGTGTATACTATGAAAGGCGTGGTAAAGACAGTGTTGTCTCAGAGGTACAAAATGGAATTGTAAATGTCCCAATATTAGAGGAAGATATTCAATATATTGAAGAGTTATCTAGAAAAATAGCAGTTGAAAAAAAGTATGATGATTTGCTAAAACCTCCTACAGTAGATGAACAGGTTGAAGATTTTATAAAAGAGTTTTTTGAGAACGACGATACTGAGCCTCTAGAACAAAAAGATTTTTTAGCAGAGTTTTTTGATGATATTAGTGAGTCTACAGATGAAGAAGATTCTGCAACAGCTGCTCCTAAAGACGTTGTAGCTGAACATTTTGCAAACGTAGAGGAAGAAATATTAAAAGAAAAAGACTTTTTAGCAGAGTTTTTTGAAGAATTAGAAAGCGACGAGCAGGACTTGCAGCCTGCATCTTAAGGAGAAATAATGGCACTTACTCGTGTTACCTCACAAGTCTTAGATTCAAATGCTGTTTCTGCTGCTAAATTAGCAAACGGTGCGGTAACAGCTCGTCATTTTGCAAACTTATCAGTTGAGTTGAGACACTTAGCTCCAGACGCTAATGTTGTGCTTCTTCATTCTGATTTAACAACCAATGTAAACTCTCTTCAAACTAATCTAAATGCAACTACCGCAAATATAAATATTGTTACATCTAATCTTAATAGTTTGACTACTAGGGTCAATACTATTGACGATAATACCTTTAGAAACAGTCAAAATATAGCAGTTAATGCAGCAAATACTATCCAACTATTAGCTAATCTTAATCAGACTTCTACTAATGTTGCACAAATAATTGATGGAACTACACCCTTTACGGGTGAGGTTACTATGAATGACGATTTGATCGTAACAGGTAATCTAATTATAAACGGTGCTACAACCACCGCTAACTCCGTTAATATGGTTGTAGAAGATAGAATGATGATGCTTGCTAACTCAGTGAGCGGAAGTCCGTCTGCCGATGTTGGAATGTTATTTAATCGTGGTAGTCAAGGTAATGCAGCTTTCTTTTATGATGAATCTGGTAAAACTTTTAAAATTGCTGATACACAAGATCCAGCCTCAAACACAGTTCTTTCTCCCGTCACTTTAGGAAATTTAGCAGTTGGAACACTAACCTTCAATGGCGCTGATTTAAATACTGCGATCACAGATAACGTACACGTCGTAAACACATATATACAGACCTTAGAAGCAAATGCTGATGCGATTGATGCCCGATTAGCTGCAAACGTTCTTGTATCTGCGTCTAATGATTTTGTCACATTTACGCGGCTAAATGCTAACATAAACGTTGTACAAGATAATATTGTAGCCTCAACAGCGATGATCCCGTTTGTAAACGTAATTACAACCGCTGGATCCAATGCCGTTGGAATGGGTGTTGACACCACATCTGATGCAAACGTAGTAACTGTGACCATGGACGGAGTTGTACAAGCTAATACTGAATTTGTGATGAACCATACCACTAATGTTTTACAATTTAAAGATGCATCTATCCCATCTGGAACCATCGTAACTATTTATACATTAGCCTAATGAGAAAAATTCGTCAACTAACAACAGAGTTAACTTTTAGATGTAACGCTCGTTGTCCTGCTTGTCATCGCTGGAAGCCTCTTAGAGTTAACCTAAACGATAAAAAATACACGATTTCTTACTCGGATTTTAAAAAATTATTTTATCCCGAACTTTTGCAGAACGTCCAGTGGTTGCTATTTAATGGTAACTTTGGCGACTCTATAATGAATAAAGATTTCAGAGAGATTTTATCTTACGTAAAAGACCAAGGCACTGGTATTAAGATACATACAAATGGTGGTATTCATGAACATGATTATTGGACTGATGTAGGTAATATTTTAACAAGTAAAGATATCATTAATTTTGATTTAGACGGTTTATGGGATACTCACTCAAAATACCGTATTAATACAAAGTTTGAAAATGTTTTTGAAAATGCAAAATCCGTCATATCAACTAATCGTCCTCAAGTTCATTGGAAATATATAGTTTTTGAACATAACAAACATCAAGTTGAAGAAGCAAAACAATTAGCAATCGATTCAGGATTTACCACATTTTCCACCGTTAAAACTTCTCGTGACGTATTTGCCCCAAAAACTGGTAAATTTGTCCACGCTAAGAAAACTAAAGCATTAGAAAGTGCAGAAAAAGTTATCAGATGTGTATGGGATGATTGGGGTAAATGGTACGTATCTCCCGAAGGATTAGTTTTTAGGTGCTGTTGGACTGGGGGTCATTACTATGATGAGACATCCGGTGATCGTTTTTATTATCCTCCTAAATTCGAAAAGATGTTTAACGGATTTTATGTTCCCATGGAGAAAATTTTAAGTTATGATTATTGGAATAAGCTACAAAATTATTTACAAGGATATGAACGCTCATTTAAACTTTGTAAGTCTCAGTG